CCCCGGTGTTGCGGTGGCCGGCCACGAAGCGCCCGGCCTTCTCGGTGATCAGATATCTTGCCATTGGTCATTTCCTCAGTTCGCAGGAACGTCGGTGAGCCCGCCACCCGGCACGACGCCGCCGTGGATGTGGGTGGACCCGATGTTCTTGCCGTCATGTTCGACGCGGCCACCGGTAACCGAGACGCCGCCACCTGTGATCTCGACCGTGACGCCGCCCACCTTGATGTGAACCTGTCCGCTCGTGATCTCGAACTCGGTGCCGCCGACCAACACCTTGGTGAGGTCATCCTTGATGGTGACGCGGACGTTTCCATAGGTGAGCACGTTCTCGTCGCCACTTCCGGAGGGCGACTGGTTCTGATCGCTCCACGTCATCGGCAGGGCGACCGCCTGCTGCCAATCGCCGGTGGGCGAGAGCATGGTAAATTGCTGCCCCTTCGAGGGGGGCGTATGGACCTTGAGCGCCCCGGCGATCTGGGCATAGGGGATCCACGGCGAGAGGAACGGCTTGCCGTCCACATCCTTGCCGAGGTTGAGCCGAACGATCTGCTTCCCGGCGTCGACCTCCTCGACCGTTCCGTGGCGCATTGTGCCGGAGAAGCGGCGCTCAAGCTCGGCGACCCGGGAGGCAAGCTCGACAAGCTCACGGATCGCCATTCGGAAACCCCTGCTCCGTTGCCGCCCCGTCGTCGAGCGTTTCGCTGATGTCGCCGGTGACGAGCATAACGTCCACCCCAGCGGGATCGTCTCCCTCGTCCAGGATCGGCCCCAGCCCGAGCGCATTGGCGGTCGCCATGTGGATGCCGAGCATGTTGGCCGCCCGTTTCCAGTCCGCAATCGGCTCGCCCTCGATGGTGGCACGGAGGAGACCCGCTATCGGTTGGAGCGCATCGTCGGCTTCCATGACCGCGAGCACATCGGCCCACGTGGAGCCATCCGGGATGGCCGCGCCGTCGGTGGGAGCCTCGATCAGGTCGCATGTCAGCACGATCTGCCGGGCAGCGAAACGGACCCCGCCCTCTGCGGATGCACCGCGACGCGACAGGCGCCGCTTCACGCGCGGCACCAGCTTCATCCAGACGCGGGACCAGGCTGTGCGCTCGCGTGTGAGTGCGGCGATGACCTGATGCTCCATCATGTCGAGGACGAGCTCCATGCCCTCGTCGGTGTGCGGGATAGTGATCCCGACCTCGTCCTCAACCTCGACCCGGGCGGCGATGGCCGCCTCGATGATGAGGTCGCAGGACGCATCGGTGTGAAACAGGTCGCGGCCCGTCGGGATCGCCTCGTGCTCATCGGTCATCACAACCAGGATCGGCTGCCGGTTCTCGGCAATCGTCAGATCGATGGGGTCGATGGCGCTGTCGAAGACGCGGTTCTCTGCCAGCGTCACGCCCTTGACGGCGCGGGCCGCGGCGATACGCATGGCGAGGCGGGACAGGCTCATTCGGATTGATCCTCGCGGAGGAGAATGAGGGCAGTGTCGCCCATGTCAGTGTGCTGGATCGCCGCAACTGAATAGGTGGGCGAGCCGGGGCGGCCCGGAAAACTGATCCTGTCGCCCCTGGCAGGCGCAAAGCCCAGACCGGCGACCTGCCCGGCGGTCATCCAGAACTCGGCCCGCATCACATGCATGCGGGTGGCGCCGGAAAACTCGCCGCCGGTTGCCTGCCCCTTGATCTGGGACTCCCCCGGCCCGGCGGAGAAGACGCCCCGCACATTTGCCGCCGGACGGTCTTCGTCGGCGGCCCTCTGTACATACTGAGACGCTGTGCGCGGCGTGAGGATGGCTGCCTCGCCATAGGCAGTCTGTACCGCTGAAGCGACCAGCTCGTCGAGAGCATCGAACGGCGAGGCCATGGTGTCCTTCCCGTTGCTCAGGTCCGCTTCGCGCGCATCAGGCAGCCGGGGCGGGTGGCAATGTGCAGCACGTTGGTCTGCGTCTCGCCGTTGATGCCCTTGCCGTTGACCATCTGCCACTGCTTCGCATAGAGGCGGCGGCCCATGGTGTTGACCGTTTCGACATAGTCCGCAGGCGCGTAATAGGTGCGGAAGAGACCGGGCACCCCAAGCGGGATGAACTTGGTCTTGTCGGTGTCGATGCCCATGAGAGCGCCATCACCGCTGTCATCGATCGCACCGTAGTTCTCGAACGTGATGCCGCCGAACTGGAACATCGGGTTCTCGGCGCGATTGGGTCCGATGTAGCTGTCGCGGAGGATCTGTGCTTCGGTCCAGCCCTTGTAGGTGTCGCGCACTTCCTTGTGCGAGAGCAAATTGTCGAAGAAATTGTCACCGCAGAAGGCGTGGATGTTGCTGAACGGAACGCCGCCCAGCGCCTTCCGCATCTTGCGGATCATGGTGACGCAGGCCAGGCGAAGTGCACCATCCGCCGGACTGGCATTGTCGAGGTCGAAGTCCACCTCGGCGGGCTGCGCGACGCCGAACTCCGTGAACAGGTTCAGGATCGTATTGTCCTTGTAGGTGATGATGCCCTGAATGGCGCCGATGCGGGCGTGCTCATCGGTGAGGTCCAGATCTGCGATGTTTATCGCGAGCTTGTCGGCAACCAGCCCCTGTACCGTCTTGAGCATGGTTTCGCTGCCATAGGCGCGAACGCCCTGCACCTCGTCAGCCATCACGCCCCAGTCACGCTGGAAGTGCGGAATGGAGAGGTTCTTGACCGAGCGCTTCGGCATGTCGCGGGTCTCACCCGGCGCGCCGCGCTGAGAGGGTGCTACAAGCTGAATGGTGTCACCGATCCGCTCGATGGCGATCGAGAGCGTCGAGACGGACGAAGACGTGAACAGCCCAAGCTCGCCGAGGCGGCCCGGCCGGACAACCTTGTCCGCGATGGCGTCGGTGAGCGCTGTGACGCCGAAGGCGTCGTTGTTGAAAATATCAAGCATTGCAGCTTCCCTCCGTTAGCGGCACTCGATGCCAACAGCGGAAAGCTGCGACATCTTGGTGGTTTTTTCGCCAGCCTGATCGACGGACGGGTGATAGGACAGCGTGTTCCTGTTCCAGATCGCATCGCGCACGATGGCGACGATCTTCTGATCCGCGCTCGTCGCATCGCAGCCGTAGAGGGCCACCGCGACTGCGGTCTGATTGCCGACATCAGGATCGGCGGCCGCGGCCGGGGCCAGCGCGTACTTCCCGGCATTGGCGCCGCTGGTGTACTTGCCCAGTACCGCGCCCGGAGCAACGACGCCCGAACCCGCAGCAATGGTGATTTCGGCGCGGGAGTAGGCAAAGTCCTGCTCCCATAGCAGGCCCTCGGTGGCATGACGGCCTTCGGTGAATGTGGTCATGTCTGGATTTCCTTCTCTATGGCGGTTCCGGCTCAGGCCCGCTTCTTCGCGGCGGTGTGCGCGAAGACGTCGTCCCAGGACGATTTGATGGCTTCCGGCGAGCGGCCGGTGACGATGCCGGTCACGGACGCACCGAACTCCCGCTCGGTGGCGGCGCGTTCGGCTATCGAGGGCACCGTCGGTTCGGTCGTTTCCTTGGGCGACACGCCAAGAACCTTGACCGCCTGCGCGGCGCCGAGATCGGTGTCGAGCGCAAAGGACATCGCCTGCTGGTGGCGGCCTTCGGCGGCCTCGCTTCGGACAATCGCTCCGATCCGGGTGCGCTCGGCGGCAACACCTTCGGCATGGCCCTCGGCACGTGCGGTCGCGATGGCGGCAGCGTGGGTTTCGGGAGAAATGCCCGCGTATTCAGCCAGCGGAACGGCTTCGTTGGCTTTGCTCATTGCGAATCCTCTGTAGGTGGCCCCTCGGGCCGTTGCGGAAAGTTCACTGAGAACCTGATCGAGACTGGCGATCCGGTCGGCGAGGCCGCGGCTCACCGCATCCTGTCCGATGAAGGTGCGCGCCTCCGTGTCACGAACCGCCTGCTCGGTCATGCCGGGCCTGCCGCGGTCGACGAGGCTGACGAACTGATCATAGAACTTGCGGACCTCGGTCTGGAGGTCGGCCTGAACCGTCTCGGGCAACGGGCCGAAAGGGTTTCCGTCGACCTTGTGCCTGCCGGCATAGATGAGCGTCGGCTTGACGCCGCTGCGTTCGAGCTGCTTCGAGCGGTCCATGTGGGTCATCACCACGCCGATCGAGCCCACGACCGAGGTCGGAGAGACCACGATCTCGCTAGCCGCACTGGCGATGCCGTAGGCGGCGGATGCCGCCATGTCGTTGACGAAGGCGATGACGGGTTTCGTCTGCACGAGCAGCCGGACCTGGTCGGCAACGGCGAACATGCCCGTGGCCTCGCCGCCGGGGCTGTCGATGTCGAGCAGGACCGAGGACACATCGGGATCGGCCTCGGCGTCGCGCAGCTGCGCCGAGAGCCCCTCATAAGAGGTGAGCCCACTGTTGGCGCCGATCCAGCCGCCACGGTTGACCAGGCTGCCGACGATCGGAACGATGGCCGTGCCGTCGCGCAGCCGGTATTTCCGCTCGCGTCCATCAGGCCTCGTGCTGTTGCCGAGAAACCTGTTGGCCTCCGGCGACAGCGGCTCCAGAGCAGCAGTGCCGAGCGGCAGCCGCCCCTCGAGAACGTGCAGGATGATTTCCGCCTTTGCGGGGTGCAGCAGCAGGGGCCGGTTGAGCACCCGCTCCGCGATGTGCATCAGCGTCGGCCCGTCCGCGGCCGGAACCCGCCACTGCTCGTTGGTATCCTCTGGCATCAGAGCCCTCCACCGCGCATGGCGAAGCGCCGCGCACCGCCGCCACCGGCCGCAGCGCACCGCTCCTCGAAGCCGCGGATCACCTGCAGCAGCCGGCCGGGATCGGCCTTGTTGTAGGTGACCGAGCGCTCGACACCGGTTACCCCGGCCTTGAATGTGACGGTCATCGCCCCCTGGCCGGCAATCAGCTGGTAGTAAAGCTGGCGCAGCTGGGTTGCCGCCGCGCATGGATCGTTTTCGTCGATTGCGAGAGCCATCAGCGCCTCCCGGATTCGGACGCCGCCGCCCTGACCTCTTCCGCATCGTCGTCTGACGGGCCACCATCCGGCACATCCATCGGCTGCGAGCCTCCACCGAAAGCGCTCATCAGCATCGGGTCGATGAGGCCATAGGTCTCGCGCAGTTCCGCTTCGCTGGCGCGCTGGGCGTAAACGTCCTCGATGTCGACGCCGAGGTCGTTGGCGATCATGGCGTCGGAGATGACACCCAGACGACGCCAGACCTCGTGGGCCTTCGCCGTCTTGAGATCGTCGGCCTGCGGCTTCGGCGTGCCGCGCCAGTCGGCCCGGCAGGCCGCGGTGCGGTTGGCGAGGAAGGCTGCGTAGCCGCCAGGAAACGGGATGCCGCCGCTCTCGATCTCCTCCTCGAGCCAGGCTTCGTATGCAGCCTCGCAGAAGGGCGCGACCACATTCTGGCGCCGCATGCGCGTGATGGCGAAGATCTCGCCGGTCGCCATGCGGACGCTCGAATAGGTAGCACCCGCGTAATCGCCGGTCGCACTTTCGTAGGTGAGCCCAAGGCAGCGCGCCATCTCGCGCAGGAGATGCATCGAGAAGTCCTTGTAGTCCGACGTCGGATGCTCCGAGCGGTGGAACTTCAGTTCCTGCCCGGGAAAGAGGTGCGCAATCCTGCCGTTGATGCCGACGTTCAGCGTTACACCGTCGTAGAAGCCGCCGACCATATCGAGGTAGGCCGACATCGGCGAGATGCCCTGCGCCGCCATGCGGGCCTGTTCCTGGGGCGTGAGCAAACCCTGAATGACCTGCTCGGTCGGCTCATCGCTGGTGATGGTCGCCGCGAACAGCGTCTGCATGATCGCCGCGGTGAGGGTCGCATCGGCCAGCTGGTCGAACTGACGCGCCACCTGCAACGCCGGCGTCATGGGCGAGATGCCACGGCATGTGCCGGGCGGCCCGTCGAAGACGAAGACAACCTTGGGGCGGCCCATGCGGTCTCGCGCGGGCACGATGTAGTCCTCTTCGCCACGGATCGCGTCTTTCCGGATGGCCAGATAGGCCAGCGGCATCCCATCGCGGTCGTGGAAGACGCCGTTCACCAGCCGGGACATGCTGTCCGTCCTGCGGCTCAACCTGTGTGGCGGCAGGAGCCGCACCTTGGTCCCGTACCGGCCCCACGGCCGGCGGCGCCACGGAAGTTCGGCGAGGATTTCGCCGGTAGCCAGCCACGAGCGGAAGGCCGCCGCCTGCATCTGGCCGAAAGTCCGGCGGCCTTCGATGTCGCATTCATCCGGGGTCCGGCCCCAGAGCTCGAAGCGAGCCTCGACGAGGCGCGACCATTCCTGTGCGTCGGCGTTCGACATGCCGAAGACGGTGTTCTCGGGCATCGCCTTAAGGCGGAGCCCGGTGCCGACGGTATTGGCCACTGCCTGGTCGATCGAACCCGCCAGCCAGCCGGAATTCTGCACCATGTCGATGGTGCGGGCCGCCGCCAGGTCCCACGCCTCCGAAATATCGTCCTGCGAGTCCCGGAGCGCCGGCCGCCAGCCGCCGAAGGTCACGCCACGGCCGCCGCGCATGAACGAGGATGCCGGCGCAGGCCTCGTCACCTCCTCCGGCGCGGAGCGGCTGATGCCCACCATGTGCCGGAGTGTGTCGAGAAGGGCCATGCGGTCACCTGTTCAGTCGTTGGCCGATGCCGGCGAAGCGGCTGCGGAAGGAGCCGCCGCCACCGCCAGCAGGGGAAGGAGCCAGAAGCGGTGGCAGCGGAAGCGCATCCCCGTCATGTTCGCGCGGCTCGCGATCTTCATCGCCGGCGCGCGAGATCCCTTCGGGGATGCGTTGAACGTTCAAGGCGTAGCCGATGGCCGCGCACAGGGCCTCGCAGTCCAGGGCATGGTTGGCCCGCGACCGCCTGACCCAGCGCGGCTTGCCTTGGACAACGATGCGGGCCTCGGAGGTCAGTTGCTTGCAATAGTCCTCGGATACGCTGTCATGAACATAGAAGGCGCCCGGTGCGTCGCGCGGAGTGCGGATGCGCGAGATCACTAGCGACTTGAAGAAGTCGGTCGATAGCGTCACGAGCTCGATCGAGTACAGCGCCCGCTTGCCATCGGGCTTCACCTCGATCTTCGAGACCCGGTAAGGCGGGGTCTGGATGTCCCTGCCCTTGGTGGGCGAGCACAGCCAGGAGAACCGCCGGCAGAATTCGTAGACCTTGTGCTCGTTCCCCTGCTCCGGTTTGTCAGGCCGGAAGCCGGAGTCGATGAACACCTTCTCGATCTGCATGCCGCCGATGGGCTGCATCATCAGGTCGGCCAGCGCCGACCACACATCGTCATCGTCGGTGGGACCGTAAAGCTGGCCATTGTCCACCAGCCACGATGTGCCCCGTGAACCGAAGGCGCGGATGACATAGACCAGCGAGAACTTCTGGACGTCGACACCCATCACCAGGCGAAGGCCGCCGGTCGGAACCTCGCCGGGCCGGTACGGCTGCCGCCGCTCCATGATCTCCTGCCATTCGGGTACATCGCCACCGCCTGAGAGCGAGTAGCATTCGCCGAAGGCCGCGTTCATCGCGGTCTGAATTCGGTTCTGGTCGCCCGATTGCAGGGCGGTCAGGTAGGTCTCGGCGCGCTGGCCCCAGGTCACGAAGGGCGAGCACAGGCCGGAGGTCCACATCGACAGCGTCGGGCTCTCCTCGGGCGCGCCGGTCACGGCGGCCATGTCATCAACCAGCGCCACGGTCTGGCCGGGGGCCACCATGGCACCGCGCTCGTTCATCCAGGCCTTGTCGGACTCGCCGTGGATGCCGCCGCAGTGCGGACAAACCAGCACGGCGTCGCGCTTCGCCTGCGCCGGCGTTGCCCGGTCGGGCCAGCGCAGCTGTCTGAAGCGCGGGACGAAGAACGCGCTGCAATGCTTGCAGGGCCACGCCCAGTGATGGCGCGTTCCCTCCTGCCAGAGCTTCCAGATCGGACTCTCGAGGTCGTCGACCGATGCCTTCGACCAGAACTCAAGGCCGCTCGCGGGATCCAGTTCCGTTTCCACGAGACCCCTCGATGGCGTGGATGTGATCGCGGCGACGAAGTCCGCATAGGTTTCGCCCCGCGCTTCGACGAGACCCAGCACGTCGCCCTGCCCTTTCACGTTCGCCATCATCTCGTCGAACTCGTCGACGAGGGCGAGTGCTGCGGGATCGGACTTGAGTGCCGAGGACGATCCCGCATGCGCGAGGCGCACCCGGACGCCGGCCACGTGCTTCAGCGTCTTCTTCATCCGCCGGCCGCGCACGACCTTGTCCTTCAAGGTCTGCGCCTCGTCCAGGAGCGCCATGAGGCGTGGTTCGAACTGGTCGGTCAGGAACTCCTTTGTCGGCCCCACATAGATGATCGGTGCCGGGCGCTGGTCAAGCCGCGCCCCGATCACGTCGAGCATGGAATCCGTCTTGCCACTCTGGGCAGAGGTCACGGCCACCACCCGGCGGTAGCCGCCGTTGTGAACCGCAGCCGACCACGGCACCATGTAGGGCGTCAGCCAGGGGTTGCGCGGGCCCGGGATGCCTGCGGTCTCCGGATAGACACGGTGCTCTGCCGCCCATTCCGCCGGATCACGCTTCTGACTCGGCTGCCATATCGTCTCCGCCAGTCGCCAGAGCGGCTCCCGCTGCCCGGGCAGCGGCTGCAAGACGTTCGAATGAGCCATCGACTTCCTGTTCAAGCCTGCGGCGCTCAACCATGTCGCGGGTGTATCTGGCAGGAAGTCCGGAGAATTCGGCCTTCACCATCGCCGCCATCTCGCCCACCACCGCGCGTGCATCCTCATGGGGGATGAGGTGCCGCCGCCGCTCGGCAATCCGAAGTTCGATCTCGCGCGTCCTGGCTTCAGTGGCCCTGCTGGCCGCCGCGGCCTTGTTCGACTTCTCGAGCAGATCCTCGTAATAGGAAAGCGCCCCACGCACGATGGCAACGACCGAGTATTTGCCGTAGCCGTCCCTGGTGATGTAGCCCTTGCTCACCAGCAGGCTCACCCACGAGGGGCTTCGGTTCAGCAGCGTT